CCGGATGTTCTTTGCGGTCTGGATGCTCTCCGGCTCGATGATTGCGATTCCGTCCGCGTCGAACCAAAGCTCTTTGTAGCTGATCTCCTTCAGCAGTGCGTTGACAATGCTCAGGTAGCTTGTCCCCGGCTCCCAGTCGTCCCGGTCCGTCGCAAACGTGCTGTCGGTGTCCGTGATGCTGATAGACGCCACGCCGCAGGACGCCAGCAGGGTTTCAATCGCCGCGATGTACTTTGTTCCCGCGGCGAAATACACCCTTCCGTCCACTCTGTTGTCCCGCACCAGCCAGCACCGGTCGTATGCCTCCACGCTCAGCGTCGTCTGTCCTTTGTTCGTTGTCGGCGTCACGGCTGCCGGCAGGAATACCCCCAGCGGATATTCCTGCCCGTCGATGACAAGATATGGTTTGATTTCATCGCTGATCCAGTTGATTTCCGTGCGGTTTCCCCTGCTGTCGACCGCGTACGGGAAAAAGCTCGCCTGCATGGACTGTTTGATCTCCCCGCTCCCGCTCATCCGGATCGTTCCGGCGGTGGAAGCAAAGATTTCCCCGTACTCGACGCCGCGTCGCATCATTTTGTATCGGAACTCCTCACTGCGTATCATCGCGGTAATCCTCCCATTCGATGCGCCGGATGCTGAACTCGTACAGTGTCCAGTGGTTCTTCCCGTGGCTCTTTTTCCAGTTGTCAAGTGTTCCGATGAACACGGTGCCGTCTCGCATCTTCAGAATCACCGGCTGTCCGAACATGGCCGTAAACGCTTTTCTTTCTTCCTCCTGTTGTGCGAGGAACAGTGCCGAAAAGCTCATGCTGGATTCCTGGAACCCGCTCCGGAACACAGACGGGAACCTGTTCCCTGCCAGATGGTTGTATATCGTTTCCGCACTGTCACTGTATTCCGGGTCTTTCTGTCCCTGCTTGGAATACTTGATCGCGACCCAGCTGCCGCCGCTCAGAAGTGCGATGTTCGGCTGGTCGCTCATGGCCGTTGCCTCCGCATCGTTGCTGATGCTGTAGTTTCCGTCCGGAAGCCGGTTGATCACCGTGTAGCTGTATGTTCCGAGAACCGCCCTGTCCGCGAATTCCGCGGCGTTCGTTCTTCCGATCAGCGTTCCGTCACGGTAGATCAGGAAGTCTGATGTTGCCTCCTCCGTTTCCCAGCTCAGTGAGATGTCCAGGCCGCTCACTGCCTCAAGCGCGATATCTTCTCCCGCTTCGTTCTGGATCGTGACGCTGGTTTCTCCCCATTTGCTCCAAAGTCCGTAGACGCCCATCGTGCGGACCTTGACCGTGTGTTCTCCGTCCTCCAGGTAGCTCGGCAGCATGAACTGTTTGTCCGTTCCGAAGTACGGGCCGTAACTCTCGCCATCGGCCATGATCTGGAAGCTCTCCTGCTCTTCCGCCTGCCACATAACGGTCAGAAACGGAACGCCATCCGTGAATACCGTTGGCCGCGCCGGTGCGCCGTAAGCGATGAAGGACGCGGAGGTTCCCGTTCCGACCACGCCGTCGATGTTGTACGGAATCACGCGCCATTCGATCGCGCCGGCCTCGAAGGTTTCCGCCGGCACATCGCAGGACGTCACATCCGCTCCGAGGTCCGCGACCTGTGTCCAGGATGTCGACGTCGAGAGCTTGTACTGCAGGATGCTCCGGCTTGACGGTGCGCCGTCGTTTGAAACATATCTCCATACAAAATGGATGATTTCGTTTTTATCCTCGATGGAGTTGATCGGCTCTGTCGGGATTGCCGTGATCTGCGCCGCACTCGTCGAGAATGTATAGATTTCCGTGCTGGACGCATACCCGTAGGTGTCCTCGCCGCTCAGATACCACTCGTATTCCTTCAGCGTTGAGAACGTGTTCGCTGGAATCGTGACGGAGTATACGCCGGCCGCTGCCGCGACATCGTTCCATGTCTGCGTTCCGCTCTCTCTCCAGTGCAGCGTTGTCGCGCCGCCTTCCACCGTGCCGGTTCCCGTGCTGTAGGTCCATTCAAACGTGACAGGGTTTCTCGGGTTTGCATATCCCGTTGTTGGGCTGTTCTGCGGCGTTACCTGTGACCCCGGCGTCGTAAATGTATAGACCGGCGTCTCGGAAGAACCTCCCGAGACGTCATTCGCCATCGCGTAATACTCATAGGTCTTGTCGCTCGCGAAGGTCCTGGCCGGGAACGTGTATTCCTTGGTGTTTCCCGCGATCTGGATTTCGTTCCAGGTAGAAGCGCCCTGTTCTCTCCAGTAGATCGTGGCCGATGTCTGTTCCCATGTCTCTGCCATGCATGACCAGTCCACCGTCGAGTCTTTCTGGACGTCCCATGTGATCGTGTGCGGGATACCCTGGTCAATCTGGCCTGACATCCTGTTTATGAATATGATTTCGCCCGGGATCACCTCTTCGTCGTCGTATGTGATTGTCACATACGGCAGATCCCCATTCATCAGGCGTGGCTTTACGTCAATCCAGCAGTGGCCCGTTCCGCGGTTGTCTCTTGTCACCGCGTCGAAAGATTTTGTCCCGCTGTCTTTCAGATATATTGTTTTCCGCTTCAGTGCGCTGACAGCAAGCGAAGAACTTGCCGGGCTTGTCGTGGATGGTTCCCCGTAGATTCCGCTGATTCCGTCCGCCCACACGTCGTCCGCGTGTTCTGTTTCCCGTCCGGTGTTTTGATACCAGTAAACGCCTGAGCCTTTGTTCGCCGGCTTTGTGTTGAATGTCAGAGTCCTCGGATCGAAATCCGCTGACCCGAACGAAGCAAGGTTCCCGACCGCGCTCTGACTTGGGCTGTATCCGGTTCTGTTGTGCCGGAAATACGCGAATGTGACCTGATAGTCATAGATCCGATTGTATTTCAGCGCGTCCGGGAAATCGTCGAACTCGAAATACAGGAATCTCTCGTATTTTGCCTCATGGTGTGTCCCGCTGTAGTCGTAATTCCATCCGTACGGTGTCACGCTGTAAATACCGTCCGCAGTTACCGGGAACACGGTGTTCGGATAATAGGCGTCGACATAGCCCATTTTCCCGGTGACTGGTATGTTGATTGATGTAATCGCCATCTTACGCCATCCTCGCTCTCACCTGCCGGCTCTGGTACCACTCCAGCAGCTCTTCCAGTTCTTCGATGCCGTTGACCGTGATGTTGTAGGTGTTCGTCGTTGCGCCCGCCGCTGCTCCGGCAGCCGTTCCCGTGAATGCCGTTCTCCCGAAATCGAAGCTGCTCCGGATCTGATCGGTGATCAGATGCTCGTTATCCCGGATGCCCTTTGCAAATAGTTCCATCATGTCAGGCGCGTAGGTGTGGAAGTTCGACAGCGGGCCTTCCTTCGGCTCGCTGAAGCCGAGCATGTTCTTGATGCCGCCTGCGATGCTCTTGATGGTGTTCCAGAGGCCCGAGACCTTCGACGTGATGCCGCTGATAAAGTTCTGGATCAGATCTGCGCCCCACTGCTTTGCCTGCTCGACCTTCTCGTGGATCGCGTCCCGGACCTTCTGCATCAGATTGCCGATTGCCTGGATAACGTTCCCTGCTCCCTCCAGAATGCCTTTTGCGAGTTCCGCGATCAGCTTCACGCCGCTTTCCAGCAGCTGCGGCAGAAACTCGAGGATGCACTTGATCAGATTTCCGATAATCTGCGGCACCTTCTCAATCAGCGTCGGCAGCGCCTTGATGAGTCCCTCTGCCAGTGCCCCGATGATCTTGAATGCCGCTTCGATCATCTTCGTCAGGACGTCCGGGTCCGTGAGCTTCTCCACGATGGTCAGCGTCACCTCCACAAGCGCCGGAATCAGTTCCGGCAGGGCCTGTATCAGGCCGTCCGCAATCGCCCCGATGATCTGCATGGCCGCGTCGATGACCTTCGGCAGGTTTTCAATCAGCTTCTTGACAAGCTCCGTGATGATCTTGATCGCCGACTCCGCCAGTTTCGGCAGGTTTTCGATGATTGCCGTCCCCAGCGCCTCAATGATTCCCATACCGATTTCCATGAACCTCGGCAGCTGTTCCGTCAGGTTTGCCAACAGGCTGTCGACGCCCTGGGATATAAGCGCAATGCCGGAATCAGTATTGCCGGTGAACAGTTCCGTGAGGCCGTCCATCGCCGTCTTGATTCCGGGCATGAATTCCTGTGTTAATCCTCTTGACAGTCCCTGCATTGCTGTCTGCATGTCCTGCAGGCTGTCCTGATATGCTGCGGCCGCCTTGACCGCTTCGTCCGACATGACGCCGCCGAGCTCGTGTACCCGGTCGCGCATGGCCTGGGTGTCTTCCGCCGAGGTGTTGAGCAGGGCGCCCAGTTCCGTCGCGCCTCTTCCGAGCAGCTGTCCGGCCACGTAGGTGCGCTGCGTCCCGTCTTCCATGTTCTGCAGGCCCGCGATGGTCCGCTCAAACAGTTCCTGCTGATTGAGCGTCGCGAGTTCCTGTTCCGTGATTCCAAGCGCCTCGAAGGCTGCGTTTCCGCTCTCCGCCGCGTTGGCCAGCGTCTTCATGGAGGCCTTCATGGTCTCCATGCTGGTTCCTGAGTGCTGCATGACCGCGTCCCATTCCTGATAGGCTTCCGCAGTCATGCCCATCTTCTGACTCATCTTGTCGATGTTGTCGCCATACTGCGCTGTTGCCGATGCGCTCTTGACCACGGCCGCCCCCATTGCCGCAGTGGCGCCTGTGACCGCCGTCACTGCCGTGACCGCACCCCTGGCCGCGCCGCCGAAGGCCGCCGACCAGGTTTTTCCGCCTTTTTCTCCCGCGCTGCCCAGTTCCCCGTCCAGAGCCGAGGACAGGTTGCTTCCCATGTCCTTGGTCGTCGGGATAATCTGCACATACGCTTTTGCAATTTCGCTCATCAGATAAACCCTCCTCTTCTGAGGATCTCGTTTCGTGCGGCTTCAAAATCTTCGCCGCTTTCAAAGACCATATGGTCCCGCTCCGGTTCCTTCTGCTCCGCTCCGGTCAGCATTCCGTAGACGGACGCCGGCGGGTTCTTGCCCTGTACGCCGTCTTCCGTCTGCCTCCAGGCGATGATTTTCACCATGTTCAGGATGAGTGCCTGCATCAGGAGCTCGTTGGAATACCCTCTGCCCACCAATCTGCTCCAGGATCTTGATTCCGCCGGCAGACCGTACGCAAGCGCTGCCTGTGTTTCCACCGGCAGCGCTTCCCAGTTCAGCAAATGATAGTATTCCGCAAAGTCGCAGATCAGACTGTCTTTGTCCCGCAGGAAGATCGCCAGCAGGACTATTTTTTTTTACTGCCGAGCTGGCCGATCAGTTCCGCCATCGTTTCGCCGTACGCGTCCACCGGCACTCTGCCGTCTTCGTTCCGCAGTGTGTCGTAGAGACGCTTTTTTCCGTCCTGCCCCAGCAGGACGATGCTCATTTTCTGCATGGCGAAGATTTTCTTTTCGTCGCCTGCATCGAAATCCGCCACCAGGTCGAGAAACTCCATGTCGTTGATGACCTGTTCGTCGATGTCCGCTTCAAAGCCGCAGTTCAGCTTCACATGTGTCATGATCTGTTCCTCCGCTTCTTATCAGGAACCGCCCTTGATGTACTCGTAGTGATACTTGCCGTTTGCGTCGCTGGTTGCCTTGATCGTGACCGGATAGCCGACGGGGTCCGTGTCGTTGTAGACCACGTCGCCGATCTCGGTGATGACGCCCTTCGGGATGACGGTGCGCTTCAGGGCGCCGCCCTTGAGGATCATGTCAACGACCCAGCACCGCGTCTCGTGCGCTTCCGTGCCGGATGCGATGCTGATGCCTGCTGCGAGCGTTCCGGTCACGTTGTCCTCGCCGTAGATCTCCTTCAGGACGTTGATGTTCATCATCTCGATGAAGGTCAGCTTCCAGGTCTCGGACTTGTCATCCTCCGTGACCAGAACGGTATCCCCGCCCCATGCCTTGACCTCTTCGGAGTTGACTTCCTGGCTCTGCGTCACGCCGTCCTCGGAGACATAGCCCATGCCCGCGAAGCCTGCCGGCAGCGCCGTCACGGCGTCCGTCGGAGGCGTCAGCGACGTCGCGCCCACAAAGACCGCGCCGCCGACTTTCGGTTTACCGGTGGATACATAGGCTTCATTGTTGGTTTCGCCTGCCATATTGGTTTTCCCCCTTTATGCAAAATAAACCAAGTCGATGACGGTCTGAAACCGGTAACGCTTGGTTCTGGTGTCCGTGAAGTTGTAGGTTGAATTCACTTCACAGCTGATAATGGATGTTTCCTTGTACTGCAGCTCCCGCGCAATGTCGAGAACCTGCTCATTGAGTGCCGCCGCGTCCAGCATCGTCGGGCCGTAGCTCTGCACGGCCACGGTTGCGGTCCGCATTTCCGCGCCCCGCTCGCCGCCTCCGGTCCGCTCCAGGACGAAATAACGCTCCGGCTTATCCTCCGGCTGCTCCATGTAGGCTGGGCAGCCTGTGGCCTCTTCCAGGACTCTGAGAAGGATTGGCTCGAGCATCATCCGCCCACCGCCTTCAGCAGCGTGTTGTTGTCCAGATTGTCTTTCATGGCTTCCTCCGTCTCCGTGTAGACCGACGCGATCACGCGGGTTCCTGCCTGATAGACGTCCGTCGCGTATCCGTCGCCTGCTTTCTGCGCCACCTGGTCCGCGACTTCCTTCACCGCGTCCGCGATTTCCTGCGAGTGCAGCAGCTCGCCGACGCCGGCATAGTTGAGTTCAATCCGGTATTTACTCAATCCGCTGCACCCGCACTTTCATGTTCCAGCTCAGTGGGATCAGCGCCTCAATGCCCTTCGTCGGCTTTCCGACGATTCGGAATCTCTCGCCGAAGAAGTCCACCCGGCACCCGGTTTCCCATGCGTGCTTGTCCCCTTTCGGGATCGCAAGCGTGTAATCCGCCTCCCGGCTTACCAGGTCCGTCGCGTCCAGCAGTTCGGATCCCGTTTCGCCTGCCGGCGTCACCAGGACATTTTTCACCTGTACCGCCGTTTCGTCGTACCGTGGATGGTTGAAGGCGTCAATGCCGTTTTCCGTCCGCTCCCAGAGCGTCACCGTGATTCCCCGCAGCATCAGTCCATCTCCTCGAAGCAGCCTTCCGGCACCAGATCCTCCACCGGGCTCCGGCTTCCGATCGTGTTTCCCTTCTTGAGCATCTGCTTTTCCATCTTCGCGAGGTACAGTT